GGAGAAGTCCCAATTCCGGATCACATTCCGCGAGAGCAAGCGAAGATGCTGGTGAAGCCAGACAACTGGCGCTTCTTTACGCAACCCGCTGGTATGCTTGAGGTGAAGGACCAGAAGGGCGACATCGACAACTACAAGCCAAACCCAGTGGCTGAAAACCGTAAGAATATGATGCAATCCTATTATCCTAACCTCTTGCAGGGTAAGACCAAGAGTTGGATTGACGTTTATGTGATGAACCGCCTCGGAACTATTCAGGATGGTAAGCCAGTGTATTCCATGTTTGCCCCAGAGGTTCACGTTGCCACCGAAGAAATCCCAATTGCGGCTGGACAGGCTGTTTATGTCGGTCTAGACTTTGGTTTGACTCCCGCTGCGGCTATTGGGCAGAAGGTTAGAGGCCGTTGGCTTATTCAATCTGAGATCGTCGCCATTGATATGGGGATTGTTCGGTTTGCTGAGGTTCTCCGCAACGAACTATCCTCTCGGTTTGCTGCCGCTAACGAAGTAATCATCTATGGCGATCCTGCTGGTGACTTCAGGGCGCAGACTGATGAATCAACCCCATTCCATATCCTAAGAGGCGCTGGATTGAGGGCATTCCCTGCGCCTTCTAACTCTCCCGACCTACGAATTGAGGCTGTTTCCTCGCAACTCACCAAGATGGTGGAGGGAAAGTCTGGCTTTCTCATTGATCGGCGTTGTTCTACGCTCATCAAGGGCTTTGAGGGTGGATACTCCTACAAGCGCATGGAGGTATCGGGCGAGAGATACTCGGATCGGCCCGACAAGAACATGTTTAGCCACGTTCATGACGCCTTGCAGTACCTTCTTCTTGGCGCGGGCGAGGGTCGTGCCTTGATGAACAGTCAAAAGCCATCACAAGTTACGGTTGCCAAGACAGGCTTTGATGTCTTCGCGAGGTCTGATAAACCAAAGCGCAGACCGGGCCTTTGGTCTAGGATGTAAGGCTTTGTGCATTGATGCAATCGTGCTTCTATGCTCTTCGATAGGCAACACAGGAGGACATTATGTGCTTTGGACCAAGTAAGGCAGAGAAACAGGCGGCGGCAGCATCTCAGCAAGAACAACAAGCTGCGGCTGCGGCGCAACAACTAGCTGCCGATGAGGCGCAGCGTGAAGAAGCCGAGGTTCGCGCAGAAGCCAAGCAGGAAGATATTTCTGAGGCGCTGGACTCTCGCACTAAGCGGCGCGGTATGAGTGGTGGCGCTGGTCGCCGCTCTTTGTTTTCGTCTACTGGCGCTGGTTTCCTAGGTAGGTTCCAATAAATGAAAGACCCCTTGGCCCAAAAGTATCTGGATCGTTACCGGAAGGCCAAGGCTTTTCGGGAAAACTGGGTTCCATTGTTTGAGGAATGCTATGAGTACGCTCTTCCTCAGCGTGAGTCGTTTTACTATGAGGAAGCTGGTCAGCGCCGCGATGATAAAATCTTTGACGAGACTGCCGTGGTTGGCGTTCAGGAATTTGCAAGCCGCTTGCAGAGTGGCCTTGTTCCTAACTTTGCTCGTTGGGCTGATCTTATCTCTGGATCGGAAGTTCCCAAAGAACAACGTGATGCGGTAGACAAAGACCTTGATGATGTAACCGAATACGTTTTTGAAATCCTTCAAAGCTCCAACTTCAACCAAGAAGTGCATGAATCGTTCATGGATTTGGCGGTTGGCACTGGCATTCTTGCGGTTGAAGAGGGCGATTCGATTAACCCCGTGGTCTTCTCAGCGGTTCCACTGCCTCATGTGGTCTTGGATACTGGGCCTGATGATCGTATCGACCATGTGTTTCGTGAGCGTAAGAAAATTCGCTATGCTGATCTGCGCATCTTGTATCCCAAAGGCAAGTTTGCCCCAGAGGTAGAGCGCCAGATGAGTGGAGATGGCACGACTACCGTCCTTGAGATTGTTTGCCGTGACTATGACCTTCGCAATGAGGAAGGTTACTATCATTATGCGCTCTGCATGAACACTGAGACGGTCCTTCATAAGAAACAGATGAAGGGTGTTGGCTCCAATCCGTTCATTTGCTTTCGTTGGTCGAAATGCGCTGGCGAGGTTTACGGTCGCGGCCCGCTTCTTAATGCGTTATCGGCCATCAAGACCACGAACCTAACCATTGAGTTGATTCTGGAGAATGCCCAGATGTCGATCAGTGGTATTTACCAGATGGAAGACGATGGCGTCATTAACCCTGATACCATTCGTCTAGTTCCGGGTACTATCATCCCCAAGGCTATGGGAAGTCAGGGCTTGCAGCCCATCAATGCCGCTGGTCGCTTCGATGTAGCGCAACTTATCCTCAGCGATATGCGCCTGAACATCAAACGTGCGCTCTACAACGATATGTTGGGCAATCCCGACAAGACGCCAGCCACCGCAACCGAGGTTGCCGAGCGTATGGCCGACCTATCTCGTCGCATTGGCTCTGCATTTGGTCGCTTACAGGCAGAATTGGTTCAGCCAGTTCTTCAGCGCGTCATCTATATCCTGAAAAAGCAGGGTCGGATTGAAGTTCCGGTAATCAATGGGCGTGAAGTTAAGGTTCGCTCCGTGTCGCCCTTGGCTCAAGCACAGGCAAATCAAGACATCTCCAATGTTGCGCGTTACCTTCAACTGGTTGGCGGCACGTTTGGTCCTGAGATGTTGCAGATGCTTATCGACTCCGAGAAGAGCGCTATTTATCTGGCTAAGAAGTTTGGTGTACCAGAAAGCTTGATCCGCGACGAAGAGCAGCGTAAGCAGATAGCTGCAATAGCGCAGCAGTTAGCGCAGCAACAGTCGGGAGCGCAACTTGGTCAACCAGCCCAAGGTTAATATCGGCATAGACGGAACCACTCGGTCAGTCGAACAAGACAGACAGATTAGTCAGAACATAGCGGAGGTCTTCTTATCGCCCGTGGGCAAGGAAGTTCTCCGCTATCTTCGTTCCATGACCATCGAAATGGTTAGTGGACCGAACATCAGCACAGAAGAATTAAGGCACTTAGAGGGACAAAGGTATCTTGTCGGCCTTCTTGAGCGCCGTATTGCCCATGCACATAGGAGCAAACAATGAGCGAATCCCTTTTGACCCAGCCAAGTGACGCAGCACCAGAAGCAGTGGTTGCTGCACCGCAGAATAGCCAGATTACGGATGCGGTAACGCAGGTTGCGCCATCATCCAATCGACCGGAATGGCTTCCTGAGAAGTATAAGTCGCCAGAAGATTTGGCTAAGGCTTACAAGGAGCTTGAGACTAAACTTGGGACCAAGGAAGAAGACCTTCGCAAGAAGTTGCAGGAGGAATTGGTAACTGAAGCTTACAAGGATCGGCCCGCAACTGCTGGAGAGTATCAACTCCCTGAGTTTGTTGTTGAGGAAGAGGCTGTAAATAACGAACTGCTGTCTTGGTGGGCGGATCATGCCTTTGAGAATGGCTACTCACAGGATGAGTTTGCCAAGGGCATTGAGATTTACATGAATTCTATGCCCGCTCCGCCTGATCTTATGGTTGAGGCTAAGAAACTTGGCGACAATGCAAACCAGCGCATTGAAGCAGCCTCAATCTTTGCAAGCAAGTTCTTCCCATCGGAAACACTTCCTGCAATTGAGCGTCTTTGCGAAAGCTCCGAGGGCATTATCGCTCTTGAGGTAATGATGGAAGCTATGAAAGAGGGCGGCTTTGTGGAGAAAGCAAACTCTGCAAGCAAGGTTTCTGCAAATGACTTGCGCGATATGATGCGGGATGAGCGCTACTGGAACCCAACTCGTCGCGATTCCGAGTTTGTGAAGCAGGTTGACGCCGGATTTAAGAAAATCTATGGCTGATCCTATCCTAGAGTCGAGAGGTCTGAAGCTTGTGCCGTTTCATCAGCGGCACATTCTTCCCTTCATTCGCAACATGAGCGCGGAGAACCTAAGAGAGTTTGAAACACTCTATGAAATCTCTCCCCTCGAAGCGCTTTATGATCTCGCCCCAGATGAGTTGGTGTTTGTCATTGAGAAGGATGACAAGCCCATTGCCATGACAGGGATAGTCCTACGGGAAGACTCAGGAATGATGTGGGCTTTGTTCTCGAATGATCTACGCAAGAATTGGATTAGCTTCGCTCGCGCTTCCGATATGCTAATTCAGTTTTATCATACAATCAGAGAAACAATTTACTCTGAGGTGTGGACCGAGAATGAAATGATCCACCAATGGCTGGCCTATCTTGGCTTTGAGCCGGAATGTCTTATAGAAAAACAAAACGGACAATCGGTCATTCGTTTTGTGCGTTGTCAACTTGAGTCTAACTATGTTCAAGGTGACACATCACGGCCCGTGCTGCACTGAGAGGCCCGCAAGGATACCCTCAACGAAGTGAGAAGACGGATACCCGTCCGACCGCAACTTCATATGGACCTTGAAAATGGCAAACACAATCGACCAAGCCTTCATCAAGCAGTTTGAGACTGAAGTTCACATGGCGTATCAGCGTATGGGTTCCAAACTGCGGAACACTGTGCGCACGACCAATGTGACTGGCTCGTCTGCTCGTTTCCAAAAGATCGGCACTGGCACCGCATCAACTAAATCCCGCAATGGTATGGTAACTCCGATGGAGTTGGCTCACACCTATGTCGAAGCAACGATGGCTGACTACTATGCCGCCGAATACATCGACAAGCTGGACGAACTGAAGCTCAACATCAACGAGCGTCAAGCTGTTGCTCAGTCGGCTGCTGCCGCACTGGGTCGTAAGACTGACGAACTGTTGATCACGGCTATGGACGCTGGCGCAAACGCAACGCAAGTCAACTCGGCTGCTGCCGCTGTTGATAAGACGGATATGTTGACCCTGTTCGAACTGTTCGGCACTGCCGACATTCCAGAAGATGGTCAGCGTTTCATTGCTATGCACCCCAAAGGCTTTGCGGACCTGTTCAACATCACCGAGTTTGCTTCCTCGGATTATGTTGGCCCGCAGAATCTGCCCTTCGCGGGCGGCATGACGATGAAAGAGTTCCTCGGCTTCAAGATTTTCTCGACCTCCGCAGTTACGGCTGGCAAAAACCTTGCCTACCATACCTCGTCGGTCGGCCTCGGCATCAACGCCGATGTGCAGACGGAAGTTAACTACGTTGCCGAGAAAGTCTCGCACCTTGCAACTTCGATGATGTCGATGGGCGCTATCGTTATTGATAGCAACGGCATCTACGAACTGCTCGACAACAACTGATAGGGAGTGACAAGAAATGGCTTTTACTTCAGCTTCCCTAACCCGCCTTGCTGGCGCTTCGGGTGTTTCGTTGTGGCACTACACCACTGCTGACGCAGTGGCAGATGTGAACACTGTTGGTTACTTCAACTCGGCAGCGGGAATGATGGAACTAAACGATGTAGTCCTTTGCGTTTCTTCCACTGGCACTACGCCCGTGATCTCGCAACTCTATGTCAATGCTAACTCTGGCACCGTTGTGGACGTTACCGATGGCGTGACTATCACCGCCACCGATGGCGACTAAGAAGGAGAAGGGGGGCTTCGGCCCCCCAACTTACACATGAGTGATCAAGCAAACACCGCAATCAAGATTTGTTCCCGCGCATCTGTTCTGATGGGCGGTTCTCCTATTTCCTCCTTTGCAGATGGGACTGTTGAGTCGGATGTTTGCGAGGCAATGTATGAAGATGTTGCTCGCGCCTCTCTAACCAATACTCGTTGGCGCTTTGCCACTAATCAATCAACCCTAACTCGGCTTGCCACTGCTCCAACTGGACGCTTTGATGCGGCTTATCAGCTTCCATCTGGAATGCTGATGCTAAACGCTTTAACCATTAATGATCTTCCAATTGAGTATGACATCTATGGCGATAAGGCTTACTGCAATGCCGTAGCCGCTGATGCTGTCATTGCTGACTACATCTTCCGCGCCGTTGAAGCTAACTGGCCCGCTTACTTTACTATCTCTGTAGAGTTTTCAATGGCTGCAATCCTATCTGTTTCCGTTGCGCGTGATGCTCAACTTGCATCGCTCATGGAACAGAAGGCTAACCTATATATGATGCAAGCGCGGCGTCTCGACTCTCAACAACAGACCACTCGCAAGCTTAACACTTCGAGGTTCATTGCTCAAAGGCGTAGTTAATGCAGAAGATTCGCATCCCCATCAATAGCTTTCAATATGGTGAGGTGAGTCGTTCTGCAATGATGCGGACGGATAGCCCTGTCTACAATTCTTCGGCTCAAAGCCTAAAGAACATGATTGTTATGGCTGAAGGCAGTCTTATTAAGCGCCCTTCCCTTAAGAACCACTATCGGTTTAATGATATTACTCAGGACGCCACCAAGGTGTTTCAGTCTTACATTACTCCATTTTCTTTTTCTGCTGATGAGCAATATATTATCTCACTTGAGCATCAGAAGGTTCGCTGCTTTCGAATTACGAATGGTTCGGTAACGCTGGTATCAACGCTTACTGCGGATACCAATAGCGATCCCCTGCCATTTGATGATGACTACCTGCATCAATACACCCATGCTCACTATGGCGATGTGATGTTCATCTGCCATCCTCTGTTCATGCCGAGGATGCTAATTCGCACTAGCCTAACCACCTTTGAGATTACCCCGTACACATTTGACCTGCGGGCAGATGATTCTCAGACTTATCAGCCATACAGTGTATTTCATCGTCACAATGTAACGCTTGATCCTAGCGCAACCACTGGAACTGGGGTTACTTTTACAGCAAGCGAACCCTACTTTGATACAACAGGATCAATTGTTAGCGGCAGCTATCCTAACTCGCTCCATGTTGGCGTTGTTCTTCGCCTCGGAGATACTGAGGTTGAAATCACTAGCGTTCAATCAACAACGCAAGTAACTGGCAATATCATTGGTACTCTTAGAATTCGTTTGGATATTCTTAATCCCCTGCGAACAACAGATACCACTGCGATTGTTGAAGTCACGCATATCAATCATGGCTTTGCTGGTGGCGAGTCGATTACCATTGAGGGCGCATCTGCCGTTGGCGGGATCAATGCGGCTCAAATCAATGGGGCGCGCACCATTGGAACAATCATTGATAATAACACCTACACCTTTACGGCTGGCGCAAACGCCAACCTATCTGAAGATGGCGGTGGTTTGGTTAAGATCGTCACTCATGCTCCAACTGATCAG